GTACAGTTAGAAAGTATTATTCTATTAAACCTAGAGTGGAAGTTCATCTTAAGTATATGAATATGCTTTATAATAGAACTCAGTATACATCTACAGTTAATAAGTTGAATAAGCAAGACTTAGACTCATCTAACGTAACTTATTTTGACTTTAATAAGTTGAAGTGATATATTATAACCTTGATGTATAATATAGTTATTAATTAGGAGGATTGAATTATGGCATCACAATTAACACCTGGTAATCAGGAAGAAATTAAGAGTAAGACACAGCCACCGTATGAACAGTTTGAAGAATGTCAGAGAACAACTTGTGTATATCGTAATGCTAATGGTAGATGCATTTATGAAACCTGTGTATTTACAAATGAGAAACCTAAGTTTGTAGAGCATTGGGATTTTGAATGTCAGTCTTGCCATAAGATTGAGCAACGTGATGTACGTGATATGAAGATCATGTTTTGCGATAGCTGTTTAGAACGTATTAAAAAAGCAGAGAAATTACCATTCCATTGTGTATTCTGTGGTAAGTCTCAAGGACATCCATCTAAAATCATGTTTAGTGGTATTTGTGATGAATGTTTTGCTAAGTTAAATAGAAGTATTCATTGTAAGAATTGTGGGAATTCATAATGGAAAATAACTTTAGAGGAAGATATAGACCAGCTAGTGCTGAAAGTATAGTTGTAGCAAACTATATTAGATATGAGACTCTAGCTGAAATAACTAATACTGCATTTGCTGGTAGTAACGCAAATGTATTGAATGTATATATCGATCTATACCAACTATTTAGAAAGATGTATAGATCTGATGTAGCTATAGGTAATAGATCATCTGTAGCTGCAGCTGTAGTAAATATGTGTATCCACTATAGGGCATTCTATAAGAAATATTATGGGGTTCATACACGTATTTATCTAATGCAAACATCTGGTCCAATGTTAATGAATGAGAAATTTTATCCAGACTATAATCATACTAATATTGAAAAGATGATGTTAGCGGATATGATTACTACATTCATGATTCAAAATACTGCTATCTTAAAAGAACTATGTAAGTATTTACCAGATATCTATTATATTGAAGGACCTTATGAGACATCTGTAATGATAAACTCTACTATAATGGATAGAACTGATAATAGTCCTAACATGATTATCTCTAGTAGTTCATTACAGTATGCAGTCCCAGTATTTGCTAAAGATCAAACAGTAGTTATTGATCATAAATGGGTAGATAATAATATTAGATATAGAATCGTTGATAAGTATAATGCATTGATTGAGTTATTAGCTAAGTATAAGCTATCTGATAACACAATTAAGAAATGTGTTAATATTAATCCACAACTATTTGGTTTATTCATGGCTATGACTCGTAATGAGCATAGAGATTTATATTCATTCAATAACGTATCTAATACATTGAATATATTTAATCATGCTATCAATAGACATGAGATTCCTAATGCATATATCTCTCCAGAATATACTGAGATGATATCTTTATTAGCACCAGATAGAACTGAAGAATTAGTCAATAGATATAAATCTGTAGATTTATCTTATCAAACAGAATTATATCGAATGTCTAATAACTATCTAGATAGATCTTGGGATGTAAACTTACAAGATCCTGATATGGTTAAACTTCTAAATGAGAAATACTTTAGAGATAATCCTATAGATATAGATAGAATATAAAACTCATTCCCATAGGAGTCTAATCTCCTATGGGATTTATTTTTTTGTTAAAATGGGCTATTTTGAACATCTTGATAACCGGAGGTGTATATTATGCCACAACTTAAATACGAATACTATATTGATCTATACTATAACTGTATGGATTATAAAGAACCTAAACTGATTGATCAGAAAAATATAAAAAGTTTAACTATATACAAAGAGTATGATAAATATAATATGCCAATTGCTACTATGAATTTGCATATAGATAAAAAGTTTGCAGATAATATTATTAAGAATTCTAAGACTGCTACAATGATTATGGCTGTTTATAAATACCAATTAGATAATAATGCAGCTATAAAACAATTATACTTTAAACATGAGTTTTCTTATCTTACTGATGATGATACTAACAAGACAGAAGATATAGACTATGCTAAAACAGACTCTAAAGATGAAGATCGTGAAGATGTATATAGAATTCTTAAACTTGGATTAATATCTAAGAAACTAGTAGATAGAAATCTAAGTCCTAATAATGCAACTATATATAAATCTTCTATGCAGAATATCATAGTTGACTTACTTAATATAGGTGAACCATTATTGATTGAACCATTTACTGAGACTGAATTAGTAGATCAATTGATTATTCCACCTAAAGAGTCTTTATCTAAGACATTGGACTATCTAAATACTATTCGTGTATTCTATAATACTGGATATAGATTCTTCATGGATTTAGATAATATCTATCTAGTATCCAAGTCAGGTAAAGCCACATTAAGAAATGTAGATAAGTATGCGACTATTAAGTTTAACTTATCAGATATTGGTGGTAAAGAAGAAGCTATATTAGAAGGCTTTAGAGATGATGATAAGACTAAAAGTTATATAGTTGATATACCAACTACTGATATTAAATATGGTAAAGATAATATAACTGATAAAGAGCTTAATGGATTTACCGCAGTAATTGATGCATCTAAGACTGTACAACAAAGTTATCTTAAAAACTCTAGAGCATTTGGTGGTATCTTTGGTGTATACCAAAATATTATGAATACTATGAATGCTATTAAGAAAGTATCTAGTAGTGTACGTCAAGTAGTAAAGAATATTCATCAGACTACAGATACTATTAAAGGTAACTTTAATCAAATAGTAGAGCAAGCTAAAGAATCTAAGTCTGTAATAGATAATGTAGCTACACAAGCTGAAGCATTATTAAGAGAATTACCAAAGACTGCTTTAGATGGTACTGCAGAAGTAGTTGGATTAGATGGTGTTGTTAGAAAATCCGATACTAATATAAAAGATGTATTGACTAATATCATTAAACACACTGTAGTTATGCAAACTACATCTACTAATACAGTAGAGAAATCTGAAGATAAATTTGGTAAATTTAAAGAAGCATATACTGGTCAGATATATCATATAGAAAACTTCGGTTCTCTAGTTGGTGCTATATCTCCAATTAACTTTACCGATAATACAGCTCAGTTAACTAAAGAAGTTAGTAAGCTTCCTGAAAAGAGAGAGCAATCTAAGATTCACTTTAAAGAAAGTATGACTGACTTTAATACTGAGTATACTAAGTATATAACTAGTAATGAAATTATTGTAAACTCTTTAAATGATACACCAGATAAGTTATTCTATGTAACCAAAAAGGATAATAAAGGGCAAGCTATAGAAACTCATGAGTTAGATCTTAGAGCTCTTAAATCTAATCTTCCTGAATTAGTAAAGAATCTAGACTTTAGTAAGATGAAGCTTAGTGATATGAAAGGTTTCACTGAGCAAATGAAGAATAGTCTTAAGTTAAATGCCAATGTAGGTGATGGATTAAAGAAACAAATAGCTGCTACAAGAGAGATTCCTAAAGACTTCTCTAAACAAATTCTTGAGGGTGCAAATACATATGTTAAATCTTTACAAGATACAAAAAACATTGCAATTGCTAACACTAAGAATAGCATAATCAATACAACTAAGTCACTAGGAGCATTAAAAAGTAACTTAAGTTCACTATACCAGAGTGGTAGTACTGCTATAAGTGGAATAAGCGATATGTCTAAGGTTGGTACTAATGGTGAATCAATGATAGATGTAGCATTAGACTTAACTGATATAGTAGAAGACTTAGGTAAACGTAAGTTAATCCGTATTCCTAACGACAATATGGGATTAATTAAGAATTTCAAACATGCTTTAGAGTTGAAGTCAGTTTACTTATCTTTAAGCAAACAGCAATTAGATAATTCTATATTTAATATGAATCTAAAGTATCTAATCAATAACAATACTAAAGAGCATAAAGAAGATACAACTGATTATATTATGCTATCTAAGATAGAAGTATATACTAATCAAGGTGAACGTTTCTTAGCAACTACTAATATGACATTTGCTAAACTTCCTAAGAGCACTGCAGATAATAGTAAAAAATTATAAAGAAAATCCCCTATGGAGTTTAACTCCATAGGGGTATTTATTAACTATTTTCTTGAGCTTTTTCAGCATCATTACCAGCGTTAACATATGCAGATACATGAACTTTAATGATTTTCATGTAATCAGACATAATCTTTTCAGCCATTTGGTATTTACATTGTAGATATGTACTATAAGTAGATGCAATCTTATTAACAATTTTTTGTGCATTGACTGCTGTTTTAGAATCAATACCACCATTTTTAACATCATTAATTGTTTTATTAGCATTCGCAGTAATAGTTGCACTATTACTACCAGTAGTTCCTGGAGCTGGTGCACCGGTAGTTTGAATATCCAATTCTGTAAATACATTTCCATATAAGTATGTATTGTATTTATTTGCCATAATTATTGACCTCCTTGTGGTTGAGTTGTATTAGTTCCACCATTAGTACCGCCACCTTGAGGAGTACCATTACCAGTTGGAGAAGGAGTTGTTGTAGTAGCAGGTTTAGCAGCTGCTGAATTATTAGTATCAGTTTGCTGTTGAGGCTGTTGACTAGCAGCTTTATTAATAGCAGAATCTAATGATTTAAACACTTTATCACTAGTAGCTTTATCTTTCTTAATATTGTCTACAATCTTAGGAATAGCCAATACTTGCTCAGCTAAAGCACTAATACTAATTTCATTAGCAGAGTAGTCTTTATCAGAATCCTTACCGCCTTGGAAATAATCATTACATGTTTCTTTCCATTCATCAGTATCTTTATAATCAGGAATAATGCCTTTGCGGAAGTTATTAATAACTTGATCTACATCAGAATTTTCTTCCATTTTAGTTGCAGTCATGATAACAGCATCAAAGTTAATATTAGGAGGAGTTTGAATACGATTCAAACCTTCCTTATAGTTAGGCATGTTGACTGTAGTGAAACCTGCGGTAGGTTTACTTAATTGGTCTTTATATTTGTCAAGGTATTCTTTATTAGATTTGAAGAATTTATCAAACCAATTAGATACTTTATCAAATAGACCCATAACGAATTCTTTAATCTTATTGAAGAATTCTTTTACTTTATCCCAAGCACCTTCATGAATAGCTGCTAAACGATTTTCAACGTCTACACCTTCAGCGAGAACCATTGCTTCTTTAATACAGCAATCCATAATAAGATCATTGTGCTTCATATCAGTGATATGATTCATTAAGATTTCAGAATCAGTAAGTTTAGAGAATTTGAATGCTTGTTGTTCTTTTAAGAACTTAGCAGACTCTTCAGCTGCAATACCAACTTGATCGTCAACAAATTCTTGGTTAGCCATTAAAGTAATAGCAGACAACACAGATTTAGCTTGATAGTAGTTGTTGCAAATATATTGAGCTTTAATACTATAAACTGTTAAGTGATAAGTCCAGATTTCAGAAATCATACTAATGATGATACGTTCAATCTTACGGATATGCTCATCACTACCAACACTAATCTTAGTAGAATTTCTATATTGAATAACTTTGTTTAAAAGTTTCTTATATTCTTTATTGATAAGTCTAGCATTATCTAAGTTAGCTGCTAGATCATCACGTACAGACTTAACAATTTCGATGCATTTATTTACATCTTCTTTATGGAAAGAGATAGTAGTAGATCCGTTAATGAAGATATCTGGAGTCTTAGATAAATCTTTAACTTCAATATCATCTGGATCAGCATCAATAATCTCAGCCTTAGCACGTTTAATAATTTTGCTTTGGTTATTAGTAGTAATTTCTAATAACTTACGAGCATCTTCTTCAGATAACTCATAGAAGTTATCACCAAAGAAATGCAAGATATCAGTTAAGATATTTTTAGAGCATGGAATTTCATCATCTAAAACATACTTAACCATATCACGTTCAAAAAGAACATCATTGCCATTAAAGTCTTTTAAGTAATCACTGACTACATTAATTAGTCTAGAATCACCTTCATTACTCAAACGTTTAAGATTATATTCTAATACTTCAACGTATTTATCAGAGTAGAATGAATTAAGACGAGTTAAAGTGCCGAAGAATTGATCATATGCTTTTCTTGCAGTCACTTCAGATTCACTTTCTAACAAATTACGATAGAAAGTTTGTGTTTCTTTCATAGCCTTAGTTTTAAATGTATCAACTAACCTAACAACTTGAGGTAAAGTTGCAAAGGAAGTTTTAGCAACAAGGCTTGGAGTTTTAATTTTATCTAGTAGAATGCCATCAAAAGAGAAAGCTTTCATATTACCTTCCATTATATTACCTCCAAGGTAAAGTTAATAAAAATAAAGACATAAAACTTGTCTTTAGATATTAAAATATGATTCGAATGTAGATTCTTTAGTAGGTTTACTAGCACTAAGAATCACTCTACACATAGAACGAGCATCAGATTTAATACCTTTAATATATTTAATTGCCACACCATTAATAGTGTTAAGATGTTTACTCATTTCAGCTGATAAAGTACTATACATTACTAAAGTAGATATAGTTTTTTCATCACGTGTTCCATCAATATCGGTATTTTTAATAGCACACTTATCATATACATCTTTAAACATATCTTCAGATACTTTAACAGATTTAGCAAACATTTTCTTTATCTCAGGAATATCCATAAGAAGTGCATATTCAATATTTTTAAAGTTCTTTTTGATCCAACTAGAGTCTATAGATTTAGATACATCTAGTTGTATAAAATCATCTGTATATTGTCTAATACACTTACGAGAAAAATAAATAGTCTCTGTCATAAATTTTTCATATTTATCTAAATCTTTTATATTTTTACCTGAATTTATATGTTTTATAATATCACTAGTTAAAGCTTTGGTATCATTAATCCATTCATCTTTAACTATAAGTGGATCTGATATCATACCAGCGTATTTATAAGTCTTTTTGAAATCCTTATCTAAATAATTAAGATTTTCTTTCA